GTTATAGCTGTTTCATTTGCAATAAATTTTGCAAGTTTCTGATTTTGATCATCAACAAGTTTATCATTTTTTTTATCTTTAACACCTTTGCTGAACATATTCCCTTCAACAACATTTCCAGATGCAGTATATATATTAGGTGGCATAATAATTCTCTCTAAATATTAGTAGATTTAGAGACTAGGGAGAGAAGAAGAGGGGATAGAGACTTTCCCCCCTTTTAAAGCACTTTCTATTGATTTCCCAAGTTCTTCTATAGCTTGAGAATATTGTTTTGTCCGTTTCAATGCTCTATAGAAAGGCATTTTACCCATCTCAAGTTCAGATTGATGGAGCTTATACGACAATATGAATCTTACTTGCTCCAGATCTTCTGGATGATTTAGTGGAATCAGAGATTGGTAATAGTTCGACAAACATAAGCTCTTGCTGAAGCTTCCTCCCGACAGTTTCACCACAAAACTGGCATTTAAACTGTCTTTCATCAGATATTCCAAATTCAGTTATTTCATTATATTCACTTAAGATATATAACGTATCAGCAGGAAGATGTCTCCATTCTTCAAATTTTTGTTCATCTGTAAGAGGAGTATTGTTTTTAGAAGATAAAGCTAATCCTCTAGCATATAAAAGAGTATCTTTTGCTATTTCTTTTTTTACTTTTCCTATTTTATTAGCTTTTATATCTTTTACCGATACAAGACTCATTCCATCAGGATATCTTTCTGAAGTAATATGTTTTATTTTACCAGAATTTTTTCTATTTGCTAATTCTTGAGCTTTAACCATATCCCCTATTCTAGAAAACTTAAAACTATATTTGCTTCCTCCTAAAGTTATGGAAAAAGGTTCTTTCACACTTAATTCTTGTACTGCTTTTTCAATTGTCATATCTTTAGGGACATCAGAATATTTTTGTTTAAGAAAAGTTTGAAATTCTTCTTCAGGCATGTTTTCAAATAATTTTAAATAAAAAGCTCTTAGAGAATCATCTGCTTCTTCAATAGTTTTAAATTGTATAGATTTTAAATCTATTTCAGTAGAACAAGGTTTTTGATCTTCTTCAGGAAGGTCTGTCTGGCAATCACACATCCATTGATGTTCATGGATAGAACCATGATAAGCGGCTTTATACCAGATAAGAGTTTCTAAAAATTCCTCTGTTGTCATGTTATAAACATCAAAATCTTTATTTTCTTTTAACCCGTTTAATATATTGAGAATACTAGGTAAAAGATCATTTTCATCACATAAAGACAAAGCACTAATATCATCTAATGTTAAAGGTTTAAATTTTATTTCAGAGGGGGTATCAAATCTACCATTTGTAGAATATTTAATTTTAACCCCTTCTATAGGGTTTTCAAGATGTTCTTGAGGAATTGGAGGAGTTTCTTGAGTTTCGGGAATAGGAACTATCTTTCTTTTCGGGATATCTTTAGGGTTTATAACTTCAAATTCTTCAGACATTGTTTTCTCCTTAAAATAAGTCTTTTATTATTAGTAGGAGAAAATGCACCTAAAATTTTATTAAAGAGCTTTTATAGTAGTTTCGTAAAACCAAAGATTATTCATTGAACATGTTACTTCTAGTGCCATAATTTCTTTAGATTCATGACTTATACTTATTTCAGAACAAGATGTATATTTTAAACCATCAACAACAACCCATCCTCTTTTATAATTTATAGAATTTTTTCCAAAACCATCTGTAAGAAAAATATTAGCTTGTTTTTCTTGTGCTAATTGATTTTCTTTAAATACAAATTGATTTCCTTCCACAAATTTATCTACTATTAGTTTCATCCAGCCTTCTATAAATTTTCTAACCGTACCCCATTCGTCTTCTAAAAAAGTAAAAACTATAGATTCAGGATGAGTAATATTTTTAACTCTTCTTACATCATTTAATGTTTCATACTCAATTTGAGGAAATGGGATAGAAAAAGATCTTAAATGAAATTTAGTAACTATATCATTTAAACTACTTTGTATTTTTAATGGTTGAATAGTTTCAAAATCAGTAGAATAAGAATTTGAAAATAATATTTGAAAAGAATTAGGGGATTGCCAACTTATATTTTCAAATGTAAGTCTGCTTCCTGCTCTAGTCATTCCTCCAAAAATACCCGTAAGATCTCCTGCTAAAATATCACTTGCCAAGTCTCCTATATTTGTAAGACCTAACCCCCCTGTTATTGGATTAGATTGGTTAGCAAAATTTACATCTGGAGATAAAGGCATTTTTATCCTCCAATACCGAAAGGAGCACGAACATTTTCAAATTCCCCTTTTACATTAGAGATAGAAGAATTAAAAAGAAGATCACTAAAAGTGAATGTTGTTTCAAATCGTAAAGGGTCATTTGAACTTTGATCTATAGAAGTTATTTTTAATGTTTTAGGGTACACTCCTGTTAGAACTATGTCCATAGCAGAAGCACCAACTTGTGCTCCTATTGCACTACCAATTGCTCCACCAACACTACCAGCAATAATATTACCTCCCGAAATCCCTAGTCCAGCCTCTATCCCAGAAGCTTCTGCCTCTTTAGCAAAAGTTCCTGTATCACTTTTAAGCATCTTTATAATTATAACAGCTTTAATACTGTTTATATTTGGTGAAACAGGATAGTTACCGGAAAAACTTGTGATGCCGTTAAAAATCTTTTCCTGCCATCTTTTTACAGCATTAAAAGTTGCCCAATTACTGTCAATACGAAATGATAAAGTAATGTGTTTATCTGTATCTTCAGAACGAACAGGTCTATAAACTTTTATACCATAGAAATATAGTTCCTGTTCACTTATGTCAATGGAAGGGATATCAAAGGGTTTATCAATTCGTAAACCAACAAATTTCTGGTCTATAAGTTCAAAAGGAATTCCAAGGGGAAATTGAACTTCAAATTGACTTGAAAGCTGATCATCTCCCAGATTGTAAATCGTATCAATTTGAGTAGGCATACATGGTCTTATCTATTATTTTGGAAGAATTTCCCCAAAGATAATATTTAAAGTAAGCCTCGTCGGGTCATTAGATGCAGGGTCTACTGAACTTACTGTAATCTCTTTAAGTTCACAATATTTAAGTTCAAAAAGTTTTGCAGAAGCATTGGTATGATCTAACATATTAACAGAAAGAACATTACAGAACCTTTTAGAAAATTCCCCTTTTGAAGTTTTAGAGGGGTCATGACAAATAAGTTTCCATGCGTAAAGATCATCAAAAGCTTTCCATTTTTGGTCTAATCTAACCTGAAGAGAAATATGCTTGTCTGTTTCATTAACCATTGAGGTACGAACAATTTTCTCTCCTTGGCTGAAGAATTCATATTCTCCTGTAGAAATAGCAGGAATATCAAAAGATTGGTCAATTCTCAAAGAAATATCTTTAATATCACTTTTACTTCCTGGGATATTAGAAAATCGAGCTATAAATTGACTCGCTTTCTGATCATCACCTAAACTATAAATTGTATCAACAGTTGTTGGCATATTTTACCTCATTTACCACTTAATTTTTTTTTATCTTTTAATTTTTGAAATACAGATTTGAGTTTTCTTTTACTATACTTTTTTGCAAAAGATTTTATATCTCTCTCGTCCTTTTTTTCCATTGGGGTTTTTTTAGTTTCAATTTTTTCCCCATCTACATGTTGAATTTTCTGTTCATAAACAATAGGAGCATGTTTTCTAACCATTTTACCATTCAAATTATAGGTTCTATAAGGAAGATAATCCCAAATAGATTCAGGCTTTTTCACATTTAAAATACTGTCAACAGCCTTTTGGTCTTCAAATATACTAGTCTGTTTCTTCATTCAGTTATCTCTTACGGGAGCAATTCTGCTATACTCTGAGTTTGTCCAACCTTAACAAAAGAGAAGAGTACTCTTTGAATGTTTGGAGCAATCTTTTCATATACATCAATTCTTAACTCTCTTCTTGAAAGGACATCATCAGTATTGTTTGTTTCATCACATATAACAACAAACTCTCTAATATATCCAGCCGCCGCAATTGGGTTTATGATACTTTCAACCTGAATTCTCACCTGAGTCCTGATAAGCTCATCATTGATTTTAAAAGGAAGTTGTTTAAGAACTTGAGTTTCAACGGTTTCAAGAATGTAATTATACCCTCTTCTTGCACCAATGAAAGAAGTATCACTATTTGTTATCTGTAGTGTTCTGTCTCCCATAATCATAGCACCATAAACTTGGTCAAGGAGAACAGGATTAATTTGAGCTTCATCAAGGAGTTGAGTGTCTCCACCTACTCTAGTGGTATAATCTTTTTCAGATTCAAGATATACCCAATCAGTAAGCTGTCCACCATAACCATTTCTAGTTACTCCAGCAGGAGATTCAAAGTTAAATGAACCATTAGAAGCAACAAACCTTCTACCGATAGAACCAACATTACTAACCCAAACATATTCATTTTGATAAGGTTCACGAATCTTCATCCAGTTAGTGTATAGAGAAACATCATCAGTATCTAAACTAAGAGCATTTCTATAAATGATATCTCCAGCAGAGTCAGTAGTTTCTCCATAAGGAATTACACTAATACCAAAAGCATAGGGTTGATAAGTTGTTATAATTGTATTGATGTAACTGGTATGAGTACCAAAAACATCCATAAAAACTGAAGATTTATATTTATTTGGTTTTTTAAAGAAATCCCAAGCAGTATTTATCTCAGAAGCAATTGGATCATAACCTCTTGATCCACTAGCAAATACAAGATCATCTACATCTACGAAACTTGAGAAATCTCCGGTAAATGCAGAATTAACTTTAGGAATTACATATACATTGTTTTCAAAAACATCTTCAATATAAAGAGAAGCACCTTCTGTACTTTTTTCTCTTGCGGTTGAATAATCATAATCAGTAATTTCTTCATAAAAATCTTTAGAATTTTTCTTATAAAGAGTAAGGTTGAATTGAGTACCTGTAACATGCTCAATATCAGCTTTAAGATAATCTGTACATTGTGAAGAAGTACAGAATGAATGAGAAATATCATTGTCAGTAAATGAAAAATTATCAATATCACTTACACCACTTGTAAAAGCTACTGCTCCACTATCAGTTATATCAATCCCACCATAAACAGAACCTGATCCTATAGCAAAAATAGCCCATACATCGGCTGAACGGGTGTATGCTACGGCTTCATACAGAGAAGGATATGATGCGGTTGGAACACCGGCATTATTAATAACATCTTGTTCGGATTTAAATTTTATTGGTTTATCTGCTCTGCCTCTAGCCCCTTTAAGGACTATAGCTCCAGTAACATTAATTATAACAGAGGTAAACCCACTAAGATCAACCTCGTTTACTCGAATTCTATAATCTGACATTGTATTACCTCATGGATTTCTTCATTTCTTTTTATTAGTAAAATAATATTCTAATTGTCACTCTTCTCCCCTTTTTCTGTAACAATAGGCTCATTCACTACTTTAGGGACTGTAGTGGGTTTTCTTTTCTTTTGTTTTGTATCTATTTCTTTTTGAAGGGCTGTTCCTGACCCTTTTGCGGGAAACCCCTTAGATTTATGCTTTTTTCCTTTTGTAGAACATGTAATATCTTCATTTTCTGTATCACGAACATATTTAGGTTTATATACAGAAAGTTTATATTGTTTTTCTTGTTTCTCTCTAATCTTAGATTTAAAAAAAGGTTTGTACCCTTCTTTCTGGTTTTTCTTCTTTTTCTTTAAACGTTCATTCTCTGAATCTTCTTCTTTACCATACATTGATATTTGATTTCCCTCTTCATCACAATCTATACCTTCCTGTTTAGGTTGGTTAGAAGTCCCTTTATTGCCAACACCACCACCAGAACCATCTTCACGAGGAGTTCCACCACAAGTTCCTTTTTTCTTTTTTCTTTTTTGGTTTTTTGTTACCGGATTTTCTGGAACTGGGTTCTCATCAGCATTTACATTTGCAGTAAAAGCACCAGAAACCAATGTTTCTTCTTTTAGTTTTCTTTTAAATTTTCTTACATACCGTTTAATTTCCATAGTTAATTCCTCTTTACTCCATATTTTCTTTTATATATTTTAAATTTAAATGATTCCTTTATTTCCTCTTCTTCTTCTGAAGGAGGTTGTTCTTCTGTTGGGGGTTGTTCTATAGGAGGTTCTTCTTGAACATCTTTTATTAAATCAGGTCTTTCCTGTTTTATTTTTCCCAGAAGTTCAGGAGATAAATCTTCTAATGTTAAATTTTTACCAAACATATGAACAATTTTAGAATCCTCAACTTTTAATGTTTTAACAAGGTTTTTATCTAACATTAAATCAACAATATAAGGATGATATTTTTCTTTTGGTTTAGTATTTACTGGTCCTACAATTTGCCAAACATCTCCATTACGAACATCTACATCAAAACTAGCTTTAGGGATATGACCAGAATCTCGTAAAGAAAATAAATGACTGATATAATTACCGGATTTTAGGGGTTCTTCAACAAAACCATGACCACAAGCACCCATTGCAAAAGCTTCTCCACAATGGACTCCTGGACCTAAATCAACCCAATAAAAACCATCTGGATACCTTTTATATATAGTTCCTTCTTCTAAATCAACTTCTTTATTATCTATAAAATCAAACCATTTTTTAGTTTCCCCATAAGCAGAATCCCAATTAAGATGTTGATAATCTATTTCTTCTCTTGCAGGAATCTTTTTTTCTACTCCTGTTTGTTTATTTGTTTTAATTTTATATGTTACATGAGAAGGATGTGGATTTTTAGTTTGATTTTCCATCCAATAAGCAACTTTTTTATATAGTTCTTTGGTAGGAATTTTTTCACCATCTCCTGTTATAATATTACCACTAAATAATTTTTTGAATCTATGAGACATTCTCATTTTTTCTTTTTCTGGTAAATCTTTAGCTGTTCCTCTAATATGATAGATAGAAGACATCATTTTTCCTATAATTTTATTATTAAATTTCTTTTCATTGTCATTGCTTGGGGAAGGGATTTCATAAACTTTTGTAAAATAGTCTATAACAGAAGTAATTATTGCTTTTGCAGTAGCATCATTTTTAATCTTTTTTTTACCTTTAAAAGTTTCCATTCCTTCATGAGGCTGACTAGTTTCTAAATCAATTTGTCTTACCCAATATTTTGCCATCATATTAATAAAAAACTTAGCTAAGATTCTAGCATATTTAGGAGAAGTATCATAAAAGAAATTAGCCATTTCTTTTGGGATTAATAAATTATTAACTAAGGCAGGAACAACTTCTTCTCTTGTAGGAGGTCTTCGTTCTTCTATAAAACGTCTTTTATGTATTTTTAACATCTTACGTTACTCTATATAGTACAATAGGAGCAGGAAGGACTGCCCATTTCTCAATAATTTTATCCCATTCTGCTTGACCTTCAGATTTCATTGAATCAGCACTAAATTTTACAGAAAGTTCACTATCTTCCAGCATTCCAACAGTTTTACCTGTTAAAATTTGAAGTTTAGCCTGACATAATCCAACAACATCTTCATGACGTTCCTGTATAACTTCTGAGAAATCATCACTATATTTAGCCCAATGAACGAGTACATACCCAGAAACACCACTAGTTACAGTTAAAGTCCTATCATTTTTATTTATGCGTACATCTTGAGTTGTAAGTTGGTTTTGTAAAGTGTTTAATTGTCTATTTATATCAAAAAAAGTATCTCTTAACCCATTAGGATTAAATTGTCTTTTACCGTAAAGACCGGATGAAGAATATCCGGTATAAATTTGCCATTTTATAACATCCCAAAAACTAGATTCATTTCCTCCTTGTCCTCCTTTACCTACAACAGATGCATTAGCTACTCCATAAGTATATTCATCTGGGAAATCTAGAATTAATTGACTACCAATTGATTTTTGTTGTAAAACAATTTTTGGAAATTTATTGAAATAGTCTCTTAAAGTTCCTCTTATAACGTATTCTTTAATCTCATCATCAGTAAAAACTACTTTTTCTATTCTAGGATAACCAATAACGGATTTTATACGATTTAAAACAGAGTCTTCTATTGTAATGTCTGCCACTTTATTAACCTCTTTGTTTGGTTACTGTAGCAACAATTCCTGAACTATGCACTCCTGTTCCAGCCATTACTATTTTTGTAATTTCGCCTTTAAAACCAGTAGGTTCATCAGAATAGTTGTTTTCAACAAAAATAGGATCTGAAACACCTCCACTATTAGACCAATAAGAATATTCTCTATCTGTAAATAAATAGTATCCTACTGTATCACCACTTCTATTATTAACTAAAACAGACCGTGGAGCATAATAATCAGTTCCTAAATTATTTGCATCAGGTATAGAAATATCGGTAATGCTTTTAACAATACCAGAACCAGTATTTAACTGGGATGTTGTCCAGTTTAAATTTTCTGCGAACATATGCTTCTCCCGAAATGGAACATCAAGGTTCCATTTTTATATTATTTTGCTACGTTAAGTTTCTTTTGACCGGCAGGAGTAGCGGGTTTTTCCCCTTTCTCTTTGCCAATTCCAGTAGGAGTAGCTGTCTTGAACTCACTTTCAGGGCCTTCCCAACCACAACTATTACAACGTATATCATCTTTTAATTCGGAGTAATTGCTGACCCCACAATTAGGGCAATTATACTCACCATCACTAGATGCATACTCAAAAAGTGGTTTGTGAATCTTCATTCCTTCCGTAATCTTTTTGTACCGTTTAACACTCATCACTTAATACCTCTTTTTTTATTTTCTTGGATACCTAAAGCTTTTTTGTTAAAAACTTTTTTAGTAGTTGTATCCATAAGATACTCATCATCTATTTCAGGACTCTTTCCTGCTTGTAAGTCAGTTAAAGCTTTGTTTGGGTCTTTAAACACCATTTTTGACTCTTCACCTGTTAAAACATCTCCTAAGTCAGCACCTTCTTTATCTTTTACAGATCCCTCTTGCTCTTCTTTAATCTTATACCCAGACTCATGTTCAATATTAGCGGCTTCATCATTTATAGCTTCTTCAGACACTTTTTTAGGCACTTTACCATAATCAAGAAGAATTTTTTTAATATAGTCTTGAAGATCTGCTGTTCTTTTAAAATATTCTTCAATATTAAGGAAAAAGTCTCCTTCAGCAGTTCTTAAAGAGATAAGTTTGGTAAAATTTATTAATCCCCATCCTTCACCAATTCTTTCAATTCTAAGTTTATTTGTTCTTAAATTAGAAGGAGAAGGGTCAGATACAAAAGTATGAACCACATCTTTGACAGAAATTTCTCTTTCTGTTAAAAACTTTTTTTTATACCTTTGATATTTCATTATTTTATTCGTAAATACACTGAATCTGAGTTATTTACACTATTAATTTTTGCATCTGGATAAGAACTTATTAAAGGAATCAAATTCTTTGGATCAGAAATCACTATTTGTTTAAGTTTTTCAGGATCTACAATACTTGGGTTTTCTTTAACTATTTTTTTAAAAGATTCTTCACCCCATAATTCTGAAAATTTTTGTATAATTTCTGGGTTAGAAAGAAGATTAAAAGCTAAATCCCTTTCATGAATAACATTATAATTATACATGACTTCATCTAATTTGTTATCAAACCCTCTTCCTCGAACTTCAGTAGGTTGTTCCCTGAGTACTTCCATAAACTGTTGGTAGTTTGCTCTAAAGAATTTAGAAAAAGTTTCTTCAGAAACAGATTGAGCTAAAGAAGTTTGATTAAAAACAGATGGTCCTTTTTCACCCCAAACCCTATCAAAATTATTTATTGCTGTCTGAGTAAAATGAGTATTATCATCAAAAATTCCCCATATATTTTCATTAGGAAGTTTTATAAGATACCCTTTACCGTCAAAAACTCCTTCTTCAAGAGAAGAGATATTTTCTTCTTTAAAAGGAATTCCTTCATTACTTAAGATATTTTTAATTGCTTCTTCTGCTTCACCAGAAAGATCAACATTAAATTTTTCACCAATATCAAAAAACTGTTTAGAGAATAAAGATCCTTTTTTCCCAAAATTAAGTTCAGTTTTGAATTCACTATAATTATAGGGATCTATCCCACTATCATACTCTTTACTTTTTGGATTCCAGAATCTCCAATTACCTGTAAGTTTACCTTGTGTTTTATTCAACCAATGATTAACTGTGTCTAGTAAAGATTTTCCAACATAAGAAAGAGCACCATCTTTTCTAACAGATTTTGGATAAACCCCTCCATCCCACATCCCAGGTTGAAATTTAAGACCTTTTCCAAAAGAAAAACTTCCAATTTCAGTACTTAGATAAGGACTTAGATTTGCTCTAGCAACAGAATGCCTTCTCAAATCAGACCACCTACCTTTTTTTGTAGCTTCTTCATATTTTTTTCTGTCAATAAGATAAGAAGTTAAAAAAGTTGTTGCCATTTTCCAAAGAGAAAAACAATGCATACCATAATTTTTTCTTTCAGATTCATCATTTACATGTTTTAAATCTACTCTTAAACAGGACTCAGAACCCCAAGGCAAATCAGCATCAGACATTAACACAATATCTATTGGATGACGAGACACAAGAACAATAGGATCTGTCATAAAAAGATTTTTTACATTATTTTTAGAGGGGTCATTAGTATAAGCATTGAGAAGAGTGTCTTTAAACCTTTCTTTTTCTGGATTACCATGTCTATCTCGTATTGTTGTACCTTCTTCATCCCTTTTATTTTTTTCTCTAGTATATTTTTTTTCTTGGGTAGCTTCAGGAAATTTACCCAAAACTTTTCCAAGTTTTAGTTCTTGTTTGTTTTTTACATCATAAACTTTATTAAAAGCATAACTTACAATTTTATATGGTTTTCCCGGAAGTTTTTCAAAAAATTCTACTATTTTTGGGTATACTTTAGAAGGCATAATAGTATATTTGTCTTCTTCGGTAAGACTTTCTTCATCTACTCCTTGTGTATCTAGTTCAAGACCTTCTCTAATAAGATCATCAAATTTTTTAGCATAAATACTATGGGCAAGATCTTCTCCTGGTTTTGCTAAAAGAGGATAGTTAGTGACGGGAATAATAACTCTATCTCCTACTTTTTCTCTTCCTCTTTTTATACCATATTCATTTCCTTGAAACATAAAGTCAAGTTCTTTTCTTCTATCTACTTTATTAAAAAGTTTAACTAAATCTTTAGCTCCCAAATAAGACAAATTTTCTATTTCTTTTCCATCCCCTTCTCTTCCAGGAACTTCTCCCTGTACAAATTTTTTAATTAGATTTGGATCTAGAGATAAAGGAGCCACTTCTTCTTGTATTTTGAAAGTAGGGATATACTTTTTATATAAATTACCTTTGTTCATTTCAATTATGTCCTCTGTAATGTATGTGAACTGTTTTGTTCCTTTTTATTAGTAAAACTATCAAAAGAACTTATACCATGTAGTTTCTTAAAAGCATCCAGTATATACTGTTTTTGGTGCTCTTTTTCCCCATAAAGTCTTAAATTTTCCTCTTCATACACTGTTGCAGGGCTAAATTCATTTTTAAAAGCAGACCATACTGCTTGGGTAAGCCCATCACTACAATCCTTTTCATTTAAACCACAACTACTATTATCGAAATCTCCTGAATATATATGGTTTGTTTTGCCTTTAGGATGGTCAATTACCTCTTTTCCTAAAGAATTTCCTTTTTCAACTCTAACTCTTTCAAGACATTGTAGATTATTTTTGAGGAAAATATTCTTTCCCCCTTTAAGTTTCTCCTGTAAAATACAAGAAAACAGATATTGATAGGGTTCTAAATCTGTAACTACTGATTGAGAAAATACCATAATTTTATGTCTATCTTGTAAATTTTGTTTTATATTTGCTATATAATACTTATCACCAGAAACAGAATGGATAGGCATATTTCCAAGTCGAGTCAAATCTAATATAAATTCTTCAACAGCACTTAAATTTATACCATTTTTTCCAGGAAGAAACACAAAACAAAAATCTATAACATATATACTAGCATGTAATTTCCTGCTCATTTCTTTATGAACGCAAGAAAACCCATAAGCATCTCCTTTATTTGAATAACTTGTATCGCATCCAATAAATCTAGGTTCTTTAGGTGCTCTTATAACACTACATCTTTCAAAATTAGTGTTAAAAAATTTAGAATTTATTTTTTCCCAAACTAATCTAGTAGGTTCTTCAGCACTATCAATTATAATTCCCCCCTCAATGTTTGTTAAATTAGAGTTTTCAAAAATTTTATTCACTACTGAAACATCTTGTATGAATTTAGATTCATTAGAAGTTGGTTTACCTCCAATATCTTTTATACTTTTTATAAGATTAAGTTCATAAGAGTCTTTTAAATCTATAGGAACATAATCAATTAAATCTCTGGGAACATTTTTTATTTGTTCATTAGACGTTACAATCTTAGCAGGGATGTTCCCATTTCCAGTAATAACTCGAAATACAAGTTCTCTTCTAAGAAGTTCATTATTTATTCTGTTTTCTTGTATTCCTTGTTTTTCTAATTCTCTCAAACCTTCAAAATATTTAGGAGCGACTTTATCTTTTTGAGCATCCCATTGAGATCTCCAAGTAAAGTAAGTGTCCTCACTTTTTTGAAGATTGTTTATAATATGTTTTTCTATTTTAGAATCTGAAAAGTTTGCGGAACAATCAAGAAGCACATGAGCAAGATGTTTATTTCCTACAGTACTTTTAATACGAGAATATGCATTTGTATACAATGTATAGATATCGTCTTCTGATGCTCCTGCTTCTTCTATAAAATATGAAATTTCGGAAATGTAAGCAGACAAAAGGTCAGAACCAATTACTTCGTTGGGGTTATCATTCCCTAAAAGAATTTTTAAATTACTTGCTAAAGTTATTCTACCTACTAATGCGGCAGTACTATATATAATTTTACGATAACCATATTTCTCTTGTTCTATTGTTACTTTATCTTTAAAATGAATTTTTTTGTATCTTGGAGCAGCTTCCATCCATTTATATATATGATCTAGATATAACTGTTTTGTTTTATCAAAGTCAAAACTTATAAGGTAAACTGCTAAACTTGATAACGCATCTAGTCCATAAAATAGTCCAGGTTCTCTTAAATGATGAATATAAACTATAGTATACAAGATTAATAAACGAGTGAGTTGAGATTTGCCAGTACGAGTACCTCCATAGAAAACCAATTGAAAATAATTACTTTTTTCAGAGGTTATAGCAATAAAATCTTGTTTAACATGTTCCCAAAGACTGTCTATTACTTGTTTAGGAACCCAGCCATTATCAGAAGTTAAAAATTCTTTAGGGGAAGGAGGAACTGTTTTAAATACAATTTTTTCCAGTTTTTCCTTTAATTCTGGTAGAATTTCTGGATTTTTAAAAATTTGGTGTACTTCTTTTCGTTCATCAACTTCAAGACCAAAGTATTTTTGAGCTATGGTTTCTTCTATTGTTTCTTTTTTATGCTGAGATGCAGAAGGAAGCTCAATATCTGAGGGTTTTATCATGGTTATTTATTAGTATATTATTTCCTTTTAGCATTTTGATTACCTATTTGGGCTTTTGATAGTTTTTCTAAATGCTCTTTTGTAAATTTACGCCCTTTTTGAGAATTTTTTATTTTTTCAATTGTTTCTGGAGAATGTCTATATCCTTTTCTTGATTTAATTCTTTTATCTATTAATTCTTGTGATTGTTTTCTTCCTTTTTGAACTTCGGATATTTTTCTTCGATGTTCTTCTGATTTTGGTTTTCCTTTATGTGCTTGTGATATTTTTCTTTTTGTTTCTTCAGAAAGAGGATGCCCAGTTCTTTCCCCAGATTCCCATCTTTTTTTATTAGACTCTGCTATTTTCTTTTTAGTTTCTTCAGATATTGGATGTCCTTTACGTTTACCCTTTTTCCAAGAATTTTTTTGTGATTCACTTTGTTTTATTTTTGTTTTTTCAGAAAGAGTCCAATGACTCTGTCTATTTTCTTTTGTTTTTATTTCTTCAGTTTTTTTACGAGACTCTACTCTTTTTCTAATTGTGTCTTTTGTTTGGAATTTATAAATTTTAGAACATTTTTGTTTTATTTCTTTTAATTTGTCTGGGTTTTCTTTATGAAATTTATTTTTGGCTTTTACTAATTTTATTTTATGCTCTTTTGAAAGAGTTCTCCCCTTAAGAGATTCTGAAATTTTTTTCCTTGTTTCTTTACTTAATCCTTTACCTCCTTCTCCCCCATAAGAGAGATTATATCCTTTATTCTCCTTAATATGAGAATGGTATATATTAGTTATAGCAAAAATTTCACAAAAATCTAATTCTTCTCTTGAATAGCAAGTTAAAATAGGACACCATTCAAAATTATCTATTCCATATTTGTTTATTGCTTTAAGAAAAGGAGTATTAGGTTTATATCTACTTTGAGACTTATGACCCTTAATTCTTTCATTTAAAAATCTAGTTGTTTGTCCTATATAAACTTTATCATTAATTGTATTTCTTATCCTATAAACAATACCAAAACAATCTTTTACTTCTTTCATAATGCTACCTCACAATTTAAAATACAGAGTAATCCTTACTCAGGTAGTTTCAGGAAACGGTAGCTATCCGCTGTCCTCTGCTAATTATTAAATATATTATACCATTTTTTTATCTTTTTGTCAATATATTAGTATAAAAAAAGAACCCCTCATAAAGGGGTTCTTTAGAAATTTCCTTAATAGGAATCTTAGGGAAATTAAGAAGTTTCAGCTTGTTGTATTAAAATTATTCAAAGTTAATTTTCGTAAAAATGTGTCATTGAGAACAAGTGTAGATTCAACTGAAGCTACATTTCCTTCAATTCGCATTTGAGGATAAACTAACCTAGCGGACAGTTCTGTAAGGACACCAACAGCTAAACCAATATCAAGAACTTCTCTTGGATTTTTATACAACAGAATAGCATCATTAGCAGTCATACCAACAGCGGTATCTGATGGGCAACAGAATACGTCCATTCCACCCATTGCACCAGCTTTATACGGACCTTCTCTGGTAGCACCGTCATTTTCTTTCCAAAGCTTGTGTTTTCTAAGGTAGGACAGCATTGTAGTACCAACAACTGCCTTGTTGATCATACCTCTTTTCTTGTCGTTGAAGATTTCTCCACCGATAAGATCAATCTTTGTAAGAATATTCTGGGCATGTGCGTTTTCTGATACTTCACCAACATCTGCAAAGTCTGCATTATAAGTGTAAAGCTGATTCTTGTTAGCTACTTGGATGGCTCTTCCAATTGCACGATAATCTTTTGCAAGTGCATGTTCCAGACCAACAGCTTCAGTCATTTCAGCTTCAGTATTCAATCCCATTGTGGTTCCAAGCAATACTTCAGTCATCTGAGTGTACTTGTATCCAAGGGGTTCAGGACGAGCACGAAATCTAACTTTTCTTGTAGACAAAGTTACAGTACCATACTGAGCGTACAATGTGCTTTCTTCAGAATCCCATGAGAAATATACTCTTACTTCTTTTCCAGCATCAACAGCGGCATCAAACTCAAGTAAAACTACACCAGTATCATAATCAACAGTCTGGTAAGTAGCAGTTATACTTGTAGCTTTCAGGTTAGGAGTATAAGTGTCAGAAACAACAGGAGTTATAGATCCAGAACCATCATCAACACCCGCATATCGTCCATCAACGGTAACAACACATTTACTGGCACGAATAGGGATGTTAGAGCATGTTAAAGAAAATTGAGTTCCACCAGTAGAATCAGAAACATACAGTTGTTCTGAAGGATAGTAAGGACTCACATTTTCGTTAATAATATCACCGGCAGTACCACGATTAGTAAATGTAGTCTCCAGTTTTCTTTCCAAGTAATAAAGTGCATCATCGGGAGTTACGAGACTCACTTCATGAAATAAATCTCCACGAATTGCGTTTGCAACACCAATTTTGATGATTTTCAGCACGTTTTCAGGGGTTGTCTGGAACGTTGAAGAAATAGCAGTTTCAGACAGTCTTGCTAACTGCTTCAGATGCCGTTCTTGGTTTTCCAGCATCCTTGCACCAAACAAGGCTTTTCTTTTGTTAGAAGCATAGATCTCACCAAATTCTCTACCAACAGAATTTCTTGCCCATTTTTCAAGCAACATTTCATCCTGTTTGTGTTTACTGGTGAGGTATTCTTGTGCTTCTTCATTAATAGATGACTTAATCATAATCTTAAATACCTCTTTTTAGTTTTTAGTGAAACTTTCTAGTCTCTTCCTGAATTATCAGTTTCTATCTGTCCTATAGTTTTTGCCTTGTTAGCATCCTTAGAAATCAAATTTATAAGATTCTACCATTTTCTCTTTCTTTCTTGCAGTAATCATGTCCCTATCGTTTCTATTAACATATTTTTCAATCATAATAGAAGCATCATAAGGTGATTCACATGCAAAGACTTCCTTCCTAATTTCCTTCAAACCAGGAAACTGTTTTGTTTTTTCCGCATAAACTTTTCTAATTGATTCTCTTGTATCATTTGTTCTCTTAACAAAAGAATAATTTTCTGTCATTTTCTTTTTAGAAGATTTTTTCTTCAGTTTTGGATTAACATATGTGCTTTTCTTTCCTCTTGTTGCACTTTCACTAACCTTTTTACTTTTTCCTTTGGGAATGCTTGGTTTGCCTTCAGGCTTCTGCATCTTGCCTTTCTTACCTGTTTTGTTTCCAGCAGTCAGTTTTGTTGAAGAAGCTTTTCCAGGATACGGAGAAGGAACACCATCTTGTGCTTTTCCTACCGCATCTTCGTAATAATTTTCATCATATTCTTCTTCTTCCATTTCATCTTCTAATTTATCTTTGCCTTTTTTCCGATACATGGGTTCTTCATCACTAGATGCATCTATTTCTTCATCAGAGATAGAATCTTCAACATCTTCCAATTCATCATCTTCAAGGTCACTATCTAATTCTTCATCATCGTATTCATCATCTTCTTCGTCTTCATCATCGTATTCTTCATCATCTTCTTCATCATCTTCTTCATCATCTTCGTATTCGTCTTCATCTTCTAATTCATCATCTTCAATATCGATTTCATCTTCGTCCTCGATATCAGATAAGTCTTCATCAGAAGGTTCATTAATGTTAAGCTCATTTTCAATTTCAATAGGCTCATTACTTACTTTTTTCTTCTTATTAGAGATTTCTTCGGGCATTACTTCTTCCTCTTCTTCTTGTTCAAAGGCATATCCACCTTCTTCAAGTTCATTTGTAGCTTCAGAAATCCATTCCTCAGCTTCATATAGCTTTTTAGTAAGCTTATCAATGTCTTTTCCCATTTTTTCTTTCAATTTAGCTAAATATTTAACATCTTCTTTTAAGTTCTTTCTATCTTTCAAGAAACATTCTACATCATTAAGAAGACCTTTTCTTTCCTCAACCAAAACTTTCATGTCTTCTTGTCTTGATTTTGTATCTTCAATAAGCTTTTTAAGGTCTGATTTTAGAATCTGAACATTTTCTTGCATAAGTTCAGCTTCTTCTGGATTAGTAACTCCAGTTTTTTCAATAATATGTTGGGCTGTTTCTAATTTTTCATTCAGCTCTTTGATTTCTTCAGCTTTGGTTTGATTTTCTTCCTGAAGATTATCAAGAATCTTTGTTTTTTCTTCAATAGTTTTTTTAATTTCTTTTTGCTGAGTTTCTAGTTTTTCTTCAAGTTTAGAAAGTTCACTATTAGATTTATCTCTTAATTGAGAAAAATCATCGGGAACTTCAACAGACTTAATCATACGAATAGCTTCTACAAGGTCAGTTTCTTTATTAGCTCTACGAATAGCTTCGTTAAGCTGATTTTTGGTCATGTGCTCTAAAGTTCTGTTGTCTATCATATCCACCTCTTCCTGAGTTTCAATACTCTTTTTATTAGTAAATTCTTCCCTTATAGGTTTGTCATTTCTTTTATAGTTATTTCGTAACACTTCTTTCTTTGCGTCATCACTAATTACACTTTTTTTTAAGTCTTTTTCATCAGGTTTTTCTTCTCCATTATCAATATTATCTTGGTCCATCCAAACATTAGCACTAGGGGTGAGAACAATATCCCCAACACGAACCAATTCATAATCATCTACTTTAACAGTTTTTTTATCTGCTTCATCTATATTACCATATCCAACTCTACTTGCTCCTAACTTACCACCAGCATGTAAAACTTCTAAAAGCTGTTCTCCCGTATCTGTAACGAAATAAAGGTCTGCAAACCCCATAGTCATATCATCATTCAGCTTATAGTTCTTCCATACCCCACATATTCTAGTTACAGAACCATCATCTTTTTCAGGATGATCCGCTAAAGATAAGGTATTTTCAGCAAGTTTGTTTTGTAAAATATTCTCTTCAATAGCAAGAGGATATACTCTTCCATTCATATTCTCGGTTCCAATACGATGGACAGGAACATCTCTACATACTCCACGACAAGGACATTCTTTACCATTTACTTTCTCAGTAATAGTCTTTCCTTTCGTTTTGGAATCAAAAATTTCAATATTCTTTTTATCTACCGAAATATCAAAACTTTCGATAAGGAGTTGTTTGTTTTTACTTTTTGCTATTTCTTTTAAAGTCATTATGATTTTCCTCTTTCTATTAGTACTTATTTTCTGTGGGTTTGATCAGGATCTTTCTTTATAAATTTGTCCCAACCCATT